ATTCATATCTTGATATACATAGCCTGCATATCCTTCTGAATAATCTTCATCGGCATATTCATCGTCCATGTAATCTTCACTGACTTGAGTGAATGTATCTGATCTGCGCACAGCATCCATGATCTCATTATGCTCACCGCATGCCATCTCAATCTGATTGGCGCTATATCCCATATCCATGAGATGGTTCACGACATCATCTGCCGCATCATCTAGGCTTTCACTGGGAACATATTCCTTCATCAATGAATAGACTTCGTTTACGATATCCAACATGGTCGTGTCTCCATATGTGTTAATTATTTATGCTTTTTGTGTAAGTTTTCATGTATACTTTGTAACATGCCAGGATAGCAATCTTTGTGCTGTCTACTGAACCATGCGAAATAACTTGTACCATTACAATGTTCGCATGTGATGTATGTCTTTTTAGGATACATGTATTTGTGACCGTATTTTTTCAAAACCCTGTCGCTACGATCACGGACAGTTCCTGTAGTCAGATGATGAGGATTGACACATATTTTATTCAAGCATTTATGTTGTATCTCATTATTTTCAATATCGAAACCTACATGTCTTGCCATCACACGATGTACTGTGATCATACCACATGTAAAACGTGGTTCATCTCGTATGAATCCATATCCTGCGTTGTTGGTCGCGCCCATCCATTCCCAACAACCTGATTTAGTCTTGCGTATCCTTCTTATCAATCTATCATATACTGGTGTAATCATTATAGTCGTCTCCTTTTAAACTTCATTGCCCCATACATCCCAATCATTATATTTGCGTCTAGCAAACATCTCAAGTTTATCTTGTGTAGGGAACATCATATCAATTAAAGCATTAATTACTTGAGGTTTTTCGCTATGTCTTGTTCTAGGTACCTCTACTAGTTGTCTTATATTTCTAGCACCGCGTGGTGTAGGTATTTTACCTACTTTAAAACACAATACTGGTTCTGTCTGTGTCAACGTATAATATCCAGGATTTGTCTTACATTTGTTCCAGATAAATGGCGTGTGTACATATCTAAAGCCCCATCCACGACCTAGTTCTATCGCTTGATCAAGATGTGGCCATGTAGTCCACATGAATAATAAACAATCTTTTTTGGCATATTGTATGACATTGATTTGTTTTATCATTTCCTTTACCGTCATGGTAGGATAATGTTTGATAGCACCACCTGTATCATTTTTTCCTTTTCCAGCATGTTGCTTTTGACCTTTATAATCCCAGGGTGGATCGCATAATATGATATCGTACTTTTTCATTTGTTATTCCCAAACCATGTAATCTTGATTATTTTCTTCACCATTAACGATTTCTTCCCAACTAGGTCCGCCTGGATATAATGGACTGTCTGGCAAGTATTTGTTTGCTGGATCGTTTGCCCTAGCATATCTTGGATCCATACCAACATATTCTGGAAAACTCTGTCCATATGTGATAGGGAACAAATGATGTATGCCATATCTCAGTGCGTCTCCTAAGCCGTCTATATGAGCGTACTTTTGCTCAGTATATTTGACTAAGCGTTTGCGACTACCATCTTCAAAGTGATAAGTCTGTAACGCTTCTAATAAGTATTTATCGTCTTTCTTTATTACCAATCCATTCCTATTAATAAAGGAATTACATGTGTTATCAGTATCACTAACAAGAGGATTACTCTTTCTTGAGTTGACGATGGAAAAACCATATTTCTCAAGAATGATACGATCTGTGATTCCGAAAGGGCTTGTCGTATCCCTATTGACTTGTGTGCCTGACATGTCAATGATTGAACTAATGCGTCGTTTCGGAAAGTCACGGCGTATCGCATCAGCGATGCCTTCAGTTGAGCAATCCGGAATCGCATAACTTTTAAGTATCTCAATCTTACCATCTTCTTCACCTGCTTTTATGACTTGCGCGACTATAGCGCACATCACGCGCTTGTTAAAGTCATGGAACGTATATAGATCACCATTACGATCTACTATCTCATCAACTGTATGTTTATGTAGGTTGAAAGTATAATAAAACTGATCAGCGACACTTTCCCAAGCACATAGATAGTCTTGCGCAAACTTTAATGGGCTCAATATTCTTTTTTGTTCATTGATGTAATCTAGATTACCTGAGCGCATCTGCTCATAATTGAAATGACGCACGATGTATTTCTCTGGTCTATCAAGAGCCATCTTGAATAGATCATATAATGGTCCCGCACCGTTTGGTGTCGATATCACGACCAATCTACCTGCTGAGTCTGGTTGACCTACGCTGGGTCTAAGTCTGTTGGTTATCTCTTGTAGTGTATCACTTGTGTATAATGCCGCTTCGTCAGCGATCCATACGCCAACGTTCAGACCGCGTAAGTTCTCACGTTGTTCTGCTGATTTACAACGTATGAACACACCATTTGGAAATCTTATGGTAAGTTCGCTGTTGTTGATGTCGATACCATCACGCAAATTATAATAATTTATACAACTCTTTTTTAATGGTTCCCATATAAGTGATTTGATCATAGCACCAGTAGGCGCAGAATATATGATATCTTTGCCCTTATGGTATTTTTCATTTGATGCGAATATTGGTAATGCGATGCTTGCTAAGAACGTCTTACCACTACCTACAGGCACGATATGTATACAATGCTTGTCACTATCAAGCATGTCGCGCAATAATGTCGCTTGCTCGCCATATAGTTCTAGATCGACATTCATATCCAATTATCCAACACGATTTCATCAGTGACTTGATGCGGTCTTGGTTCACCGTGAAACACTAATATTTTTGTTGTAGGTAATACTTTAAAATCTCTGACATGATCCCATTTATAACTCATAGTCCATTCATCTGGATAGAACTTGATGTCATGTCTATGATAATGCCATATATAATCTTGATCACCGTGATAACTCTGAACTATGGTATCATCGCGTTGTAGACGTTCATGTATCATGTTGTATGTGTTGTTCTCCCAGCGCATAATACCGCTCGCTAGGCTCTGATGTCCGTCATGGTTCTCGCGCAGATATAGATAGTTACGCAATCCAATAAATTGCCCAGGCATGTGTGTCATGAAACAATCTATGTTGCGCAAGATCACCATATCTAGATCGATATAGAAATTGACACCATCTTTAAACAATCCTGTCTTAAAGATATATGGTTTACACCACCAGCCCTTGTAAAGATAATCTTCTGGCAGCATGACAGGTCTTATGTTTTTTTCTAATCCATGACTATCATCAGTCACGCAATAAAAACGGAACGGCATAGTGATGTTACGATAGACCATGTTATACATCTTGTTAACGTATTCTGGCCCATACTTAGTTCCATGCTTGACAGTGATGATGTTGACTATTTTTTCCATCTGACCATTCCATGTGTCAAGGGTGCTTGTATCATGACACGCCCGCCGCGCTTAGGTAATTTATCGATTATTGGTTTATATGATCGTGGTATGTTGATATCACAATCATAGATATCTGGAAACAATTTATCGAAATCTTCTGGTAAAAGATTGACAAAGTTCAATGCTTGTATAGGTGGCACATAATCATTATTATTGATACGTGCGAATAAAACCTTATCATATCTATTGATGACGATCTGGCATTTCTTATACCAATTCTCTACGCTGATCGGTAACGTATGTGTTTGATGTTTGTCTTTATATGGTTTCTTACCGCTATAGACATTATTGTGATAACCATCTTGGCTGATATAGTCGAATCCAATCATGAATACTTGAGTATGTCCATGTTGTGCTGCTAACATACAGGCTAGATTACCGCTATCTATGATACCATGAACAAATGGATCAATATGATCTAATGATCTAGTGTTACCATAATGTTTGTCATATATGCGTTTATCGATGACGATTTTTGTTTTCTTTTGTATGTCATCCAATAACAGCATGTCTATCATTGCTTTGTCAACGGCAACTAGATAGTCTGGAAATAGATGATCATAGATGCGATTACAACCATATACAGTACCATATTTTGACAACTTACCGATGTCAAAACTCAATCTGCTACGACCATTACCTAAAACAAATGCTATTTTTGTTTTGTCGTTATCGTTACTGGTAAATTGTTCCAATCAGGTAATTCCTTCTCTTTGAATGTATATGTTGGTGCTATGCTCTCACCATTGCTAGTCACATCAACTTTGTCTGCTATGACTTTGCTGAGTATGGTCTTTTCATAGTCACGCACTGCTTGCCAGTCTTCACGCAAAAAACTATCGCGGTAATGCTCAGCCAATAATTGCTCGAACCTTTTGCCAGTCGTTCTCTGTATCTGTTTCAATAGTTCGCTGCCTGATAGTTTCTGTATCATGCCTTTCTTGCGACCCGATCCCGCTCGTTTCCCGCCCCAGTTCTTCTTTACTTCTTCTGACATTTATAATGCTCCCATCGCTTTTATAAATCATATTGATTTTTTAGGTCTTGGTTTTGGTTTCTTTGGTTTATACATAGATTTTTTCCCAGTCATTTGGATCATCTTCTGGATCCAAGCCATCGTAAAGAGTTTTGTCAGTAGTGTCTTTTTTACTTTTGTACTTGAGCGTACCAAAGACTGATAATATTTTTTGATTGTTTTCTTTCCATTTGCTAACGATTTCTTCATAGCGATCACTTCCTAATATTAATCTTAACTGTGATTGACAGTCACCAACTGTTGGATTGATATCGAACTTGCTAGTCTCAATCTGAAACATGAAGTCCATACAACGATCTAACTCAGTCTCGTTCATATAGATGCTGAGTTCGGTGACCATCTTGTTCATGATATTGACTTTCTTATTATCGAACTTGCGATTATAAAGATCATTGAGCAACATCAGTGTAACTCCTTCTTTTTATCTTCTTTTTCTACAAGTTCTTTTAAGTTTGCTTCTGTCAATAAACTGCCTAAGAACTGATAGACTCCCTCCATGGTCAACACGGTGAAATCTACACCTTTCTTGTCATCGTCATCAAGACCATCTGTCTTGATGTTCTTTGCTTTGTCTAATGCTTCTAAGACATCCTGCATCAATGGTTGTATGCTGACCCATACGATGCCGTCTTCTGCTTTGTGTAACACATATCTGTTCATTTAATATTCTCCTAATAAGTCGTTGAATTGTTCCCTTGATATGGCTGTGAAATTCTTTTGCTTACAGATCAGATGATTACCATGACGTACATGTATGAACTTAACATCACTATATGTCTGTACATGGTGATTCAATCGTGATTCAAACTGGCGCAACAAATATTCGCAACTCATGGTGATAGGACCTGCGCTATAGTTAGGTGTACCATGATATACGTTCTCTATCTTGGTAGTATGCCCTGTATAATCGAATCCTATCATGTATATGGTCTTATGACCATTCTGTGCTGCTAATCTGATAGCACCACTACCGCTATCACCTATAAATTGATCTTGCGTGACGAAATTTATAGGTTCTCCGTTGTTCATCCTATTTCTACATTTCTGGCTATATTGCGTATAGAACTTTGTCTGATAATGTACACGCTTGTCTAATATCTCACCAACCATGTGTTGATCTAGACTGATCAGATAGTCTGGCATGAAATCTCTATACAATGCGTTACATCCATAGGTAGTCATGACGGCATGTATCTCATGTAAGTCAAAGACTACACGACTGAGACCATTACCTATCACGCAGGCGCTATTGCTTTTCTCTATATCCACTAGCATAAATCGCACGGGCTTGTTTCTCTGCGTCTTCACGCTTTTTGTAGAGTTTACCGGTCTGTCCGTACCTGTATCCTATGATCTTACCACTTTTATTTCTGACTTCATGTACTGGCATGTTCAATCCTCATCTGTGTAATAAGTTTTCTTGTCTTTAGGTCCTTCGCATGATCTAACATGACTATACAATTCTTTGCGTAGTGTATGGTAATGTTTATTACAGAAAGGACATCTATAACCAGTGATAAACCAACCATTGCGCTTGCGTGTGTATAGTTTGCCTAGTATTGACAATATTTCATCATCATCCATATTGTATTTATAGAAGATGAATAACTTAAGATGAAAGATTGATTGTTGATCAAGTCAGCGTAAACAATCTTTGCCTGAACTCAATCTTTTCTATGTCAGGACTATTTGGTTGTAACTGTAGTCCTTTGACAGCATCATAGACAAGTTCCATGTTCGCACTGATGTTCTCTAATGCGTCCATCTGTACTTGACTAAGATCATTCTGTGTTCCAAACATCAGATTATTCAATAAGCCACTGATGAATGTCTCAGGACTATTCTCGCCAGTACTTGATTTTGGTAATGTTCTTGTCTTTTTAGTATACCATTGATTGATGATATTCTGTATGTCACGGTTCCTATGACGTTTGAGTTCGCTCATCAATGCCATATATCTGACAAGTTCTCCCTGTACAAATGCCATATCATTAACATCAATCTTGTTATATTGAGTACGTGCGTTAGTTGTTTTCGGGTCGTAGTTGATTTGTTTTGCCATTTGTTTCGTCTCCTAATATTATTTATCATAGTAAGCAAAATCATTGCCTTTACTATTGATATATTCATATATCTCTGCCATATCTTCTACCCTAACATAACGCATGAGACTTTCAAGGTCAGGGTTACCTGTGTGGGTATACCAACTCTTATGACCGGGGCTCCATCTTGCCCCATGGTTTTTGGCATTGTCTTTTTCTATGTAACTCACATCTAGCCAAACTATCGTTTCTTTTTTTGGTATGTATAAGATATCTGGTTTAGGTGTTTTATCTCCATTTCTATCAAAATCTTGGTAGAAATCACTTAACTCCATTGACTTATAATTATTTTTACACCAATACCTATACATGTCTTTACTAGCCCAATTCAGGTATTTCTGACATGTATGACAAAAAATACGTGCTACATGTGTCTTACCTGATTGCTGAGGTATAAGAGATATGCTATGTTTGCCATGAATTAGTTCTATTTGTTTCATTTCTTGATAATAATAGAAAAGAAATTACATGTCAAACAGAAAGGAGACCAACAGATGTTAGTCATCTATGGGCTGCGATCAAATCGCACCCCATAAATTATTAATATAAAAATCTGTGATGAATGAAAAGAGGGAGCGAAAGCGACCTCTTCATTCATCACTGACTTGTGTACTCAGGTCAACCAAAACAGACCAAATACATATAAAAATATTTTTATTATTTTTGTTACTCACTCACTGCCCGTGAGCGGGAACACACGGCCAGGACCATGGATGTAAAACAGCACATACTTTATCCATTCATCGTTGCCATCATCAATGACATCACAGTTTGTTTTTGGGTTCAGTTGTTACTATAATCCAATAGTATCGTTATGATTAATAACGCCTGTTAGCATCTGTGACCAATGTTTACATGGTTTATAACTTTGACTTGCTGTGTCGTCTATCGTATTTCTACGACCCAGATCCTTATATTGTCAGTATTTGTATACTCTAGGATCCAGCAGTTGAACCGTGTTATAGTTCGTATTAGTATCTAGTACTATTTACACGATCCAATAAAAAAGTATGGAATAAGGTGTGTTTTTGGCTATTTTACCAAAAATGCTTGCTTTGATAGATAAGTCATGTATACTAACTATTAAATGATCAACGCGCTCATTCACTCCAATATTATGTTGATCATTTTAGCGCGAGGTTAGTACTTAGCCTTCATTACACTGTTTGCCGAGGTGTGCGCGAATCGGCTTTTATCTTATGCCACAATATCTGATACAATATACAGATCATGACGATGATGACACCAACAAGGAACAGATCGTTGGTGCTAAAGATGTTGACGATGCGGAATGTAACCTATTTCGCAAGACAAAATGTAATAACTTCACAATCTTAAATATCATTGAGATGTCTGGGTTGATGCGCAACCGCTAGGCTACGGAAACTGAAGAGTATCGTAACATACTCGCATAACTAAGGCAATCCTCTTGGTGGCAACGTATCTGACGCCGATACGCTAGGGCCTCCCGAGTAGACGAACTACTACATCTCAACTTAAATAATAATGATGCTTCTCGGTAAGCAGTAGCAGGAGTTCCCTAGGTGGTACATCTAGGTTTTTTTCCCGTGTGATCCCGAACGGGCTCCGATTCGGGGTACTATCTCTTGACCACGTACCATGTAGGATTTCTACTCCATACGGTATTTTCGCTACAGTTTATAACATGTAGTTCTAAATCATGTTCTTTCACGAACTTGTTTACACTGTCTATAGTCTTTTGGTATTGTGGTGTATAGTCATCACCAGCAAATATACCATTGTGTTTACATTTACCATACCAATCATATAGTGTCTTACCATTGTCTTGTCCAGTATGGGCATATCCATCTATGTAGATGAAATCAAAATGATTGTCTGGAAATAATTCTAATGCTTCATGGAAATACATGCGATGTAATGTATAGTTCTTATATACCATCAATCGTTTCAATGTATTTTGGTATTCTTGCTCATTGTGGTGATCATCATATTTGTCTACACCGTGAAACTCACTAAGATGATTTGATTTAAGTATGCGTTCTGCGAACTCGCCCTTAGCGACACCAAGTTCTATACCTATACCTTGATGTTTGACTAGTTTGACTATATCGTGCCTATATTTTAGTTCCATATAGTATTTACAAAATAAAAAGCCCAATACTTTTAATCGTATCGGGCTACAGTAAGGATATATTTTATATGATTAACAAATATATTTATATGAGATAATGTAGTCAAATAAAAAGTGTGAGATGACGATTTTAACGGCACAACCTATGGCGTAGATTGTAAGTACTATTAGAGACGAACTATAGAAAGTAACGTCATCTCACTAGTGTATTTATTCAGGTTGCTTATCTTTAAATGTTATCTTGGGTGGTAAGAACTGTAACTCTACAATGCTGTTCATGCGCTTGCGTGTGATACAGAATCCAAGCCATACTCCAAGTATCAATGTGAACGCTGTGACGAAAATCACAGTGATCAACAATACGTCAAATAACGTGGATAACCAACCAGGTAATGCCTTTACCCACGCTATTAGACTTTCCATTATACGTTCGCTCCATTGCTGACATATTTGAACACGCTATCTGTAGTGTTCCAGTATGCTAATTCTCCACCTTGATCATTGACAGCGATCATAGCACCCAAAACACCTGTAGCATTAGCGATGTTTGCTGCTGTATCGTTAGCGACTACCACATAAGTCGTGGCTACGACATTGCTACCTTGTACATTACCTGTAGCAGTGACATTCTGTACCAACGTGTTAGCAAAGTTTAAGTTTGCTGTAGTTAGATTCAATATCAAATTGCTATGCGTAGTATTAGCGATATCGTTTAGACCTAATGTAATCTGTGTATTTGCTAATGTTGTATATGTGTTTGTCTGTGCTGTAGGTATTGTAGGATCGATGACTAATTTAAACATACCAGTCAATGTTCTGTTGACAATAAATTGACCTTGACCTTTATTATTACCAGTAGTTGGATCTAATTCAAGACCAGTGAATGTCATGCTACCTACGTTACCGATATTTGGATTCTGGAACGTAAAGATATTACCAGCATTAGCACCTGCTAATGGTATACTTGCTAGTGTGACATTTCCTAAGAACAATGTTCTACCTGGTGTACCTGTGCTTGGCTTAGTCATCACGATGGCATTCGCTGTACCATTCAAACTAAAGTTGATGTTACCAGCGTTACCACTATCAATCTGTATATTGCTATTGCTACCATTGATCAATATCTGCGCGTTGGTGCTGTTGTTTGCTTGTGGTACAGTATTGCTTGGTGTCCAGACATTGCTATTGTCATAGACAAGCACATCACCATTCGCTGCTGCTGTGTTGCTGACATTATGTAGTTGATCCATGTAATAACCAAACTCTGGTCTTACTTGTAATCTACCATTTGTAGCAGGGCTTGCGCTCTCAGTCAAACATGCTGCCAACACGATCTTTGGATCTGGAGCAGTTGGTTCTGTAGCAGTCAATACACCTTCGCTGTTTGCGCTGAGATATAATATGTTACCAACTGGTAATCCATTTGTATCTATATCATATATCTCACCAAATGTTTGTACATAACCAAAGTTACCACTATCAATATTAGCAGGTAACACACCGATCACATATCTTGGTAAGAAGCCTGCGTTTTCTGTGTTTGCGTGTTCTGCTAAAATAGTGTCGCCTTGTACACCAACAAATTGTGCTACACGACCAGCGATCATGTTTGCGTTTGCTTTGACCCAAATATATTGATCTTCGCCTACTTGTTGTGTGATATTACCACTAGCATTCATGTCGATTGCTATGGTACCCTTTTCATTATCCCAATATACTAATCCTGTGTTGAATGCTCCAGCAGTATATGTTGTATCGAATTGAATAGTCTCGATATTGCTTATAGATGTCAAGTTGCCAACATTGCCACTGATGTTACCTGTATAATTTGCTAATGTATCATATGTTATTTCTTTTGATGTGCTATTATAAAATGCTACATTGTCTGTTACATTAGTACGTAATGGATTAACATAAAAAGCATTACCATCTGTTACTGTTAAGTTGCTACCTGTAGCATTTATGATGATAGTATTAGCAGGAGCAGCATTTGCGACTTTACCTATAGCGATACTATTGCTACCGATATTAGCACCAGTTTGTGGACCTATAACGATTGATTGTCCACCAGCATTAGCACCTGCTTGTGGTCCTATCAATGTGCTATTAGTTCCAGCACCAGTACCACTACCAAATCCAACAACAACTGCGCCTACACCTGCGTTTGCTAGACCCGCTTGTGTACCAACTAGTGTTGAGTTAGCACCAGCATTTGTCTCACCTGCTTGTGTACCTAAAGCGAATGATCCAAATCCTTGATTATTTCTACCAGCATTGAATCCAATAGCAATGGCGCTTGCTGCTTGCGTATTTTGTCCTGATTGTGGACCTATAGCAACGCTATTAGCACCTTGATTAGTTTGACCAGCAAGATTTCCTATAGCAATACTCAATAATCCTTGTGATTCTGCGCCAGCATTAGCACCTATAGCGATAGCACCACCTAAGATAAGATTTGCTGGTGAAAAATATCCTTGTCTATTGCTACCAGCATTAGCACCGATTGCGATTGATATACCGCTAGCAGTGCCTTGATTGACAGCACCTGCGTTAGCACCAATAGCGATTGTATTTGTACCTTGCCCAGTATTACCAGCATTTGTACCTATGCTTATGCTATTTGCTGCTGAGTTTGCTTGATTACCAACTGTTACATTGTTTGGTGTAACTATTGGACCCAAAATCGTGAGTGTGTTACTTGTTTTATTGAATGTAAAGTTATTGCTACCAGCACTATTTCCATCATCATTGAAAATGACATTAGTGTTTGATCCTGCTACTGGACCAGTCGCACCAGTGGCACCCGTTTCACCAGTCGCGCCAGTTAAACCTGTCGCTCCTTCGGGTCCAGTCGCTCCTGTTGGACCAGTAGCACCAGTTAATCCAGTAGCGCCCGTTGGTCCAGTTGGACCTGTATCTCCTGTCGCACCCTGTGGACCTGTAGCACCTATTGGACCTGTCGCTCCAGTTTCTCCAGTAGCACCAGTTTCTCCAGTAGCACCTGTTTCGCCAGTTGCTCCTATAGGACCTGTTGGTCCCACATCACCAGTAGCACCTACTGGACCTGTAGCACCAGTTGGTCCTGTCGCGCCTTGTGGTCCTGTAGCACCTGTTGCTCCAGGTGTACCAACAGCACCATCGATATTGACTTTCCAATCTGTGTAAGTACCACTTCCAAAAGTAGTGATGATATTTGCTACAAGCACGCCAGTATTGGCATTATAACTAATCACTGGTCCATTCATGCTGACGCCAGGAGCATTTGCGATCACAACGTCTTGTTCTACTGTATATGCTAGATTGGCACCTACAGTCAATGTTAGATTACCTGTTCCTATCGTTAATGAGTTTGCTGATGTCGTGCTATAACGATCACCACTTGGTCCTGTAGCACCAGTCAATCCTTGTGCTGCTTGATCTACTGTTAATTGTATATTGCTGGTTGATCCAGTTATCGTAAGTTGTTGTGCCATTAGTTGTATACTCCATCACTTGCTACTAAGAATAGTAAAAATACTACTGTGTCATACGCGGGCTGTGTTCCGTCTTGTGGAAAACTTATCTTGATACGTCCGGTAAAACATGCTGGATCATTTGCGTTGATTCCTAGATCAGGATCTCCAGGAAGTCCTGAATAAGTCACTTGTAAACTATCGCGACCTATAGTAGCCCATGTTTCTTCATCGATGACTAATGTGAAGTTACCAGCAGTATCATCACGATTAGTTATTGTCAATGAAATCGGTAATGCTTCTATGCGATTCATAGTCATAGTGCCACTTGCTGTAGTTAAAGCAAACACACTACCTGGATCATAATCAGGAGCAGCACCACGTGTAGCAGAAATGGTGAATGTCGTGTCTGTGAGTACTTCCCTGACATAATATGTCGTATTGATCGCTACACCACCGAACACAGTTCCACGAAATTGTACTGGCATGCCGACAAATAATTCTGCTGTGCTTGCGCATGTCAATATATCTGTGCTTGTAGTCGTTGCTGTGATGTCTGTGATCTTACTGACTAATGGATAATCAGAGATAGTGAAATCTAGACCAGTGCGGCTATCACGGAATCCAGTGATGCTGCGTCTGATTATTTCCGCTGTGATCGTAGCACCAGATAGATCGACTGGCGTAGTACCAGTAGTCCATCCTGATGTATATTGTGTGATGTTAGCCCAAGATAGATTCCAGAATGCTTTCTGGTTATAAACCAATTCTTGCGCTAAGACTTGCCCATCAAATCCACCGACTTGATTGAGCGTGTTCTGACTAAATTTTGCCATCTCCGCTTCCTCGCGTTGTTGACCTTAGTATGCTATCTCGCAAGTCTAAGGTGTATAAATCTATTTATGTAATATCAATATAAGTTGTAGTCAGTATTGATGAGTTTACACTAGGTGTCAAAGTTATATAAGGAGTACTGATAGCATTTCCTACAGTAAATGATGTTGGTAATACTGTAGCAATACTTCCTGTATTGCTTGTGAATACATTTGAGTTAGAATATACGATAGAAAGATTTGCGTGTACGTTATAAGTTCCTGTACCTAATATTGTTCCATCAGCAGGTAATTTAAGATAAGTGGCGCTTCTAGTAGTAACATTTCCAGTTGGACTTCTAGCATCACCTATCAAATACAAGTTTTGATTTTTATACTCACAACCATAAAGATCGTTAACATTAGATATACTTCTTTGGTAGTTTATATTACCGTTAGTATCTAGGTCTATAATATATTGTAATCGAGGTGCTCCTCCTGCGTTATAAACCCCTAAATAAATATTACCAGTATAATTTGTAGAAATACGACTATTAGCAAATCCACTTGAGTTGCTAAGTTTTTTAGAAAATATAGTAGATCCATTATTAGCATTATACTTATATAGGTATAATCCTTGATTAGTAGCATTAGCATTAAAACCTACAGCAAATGTAGCATATATATAACCATCTTTACCATCTATAACGCTACCATTTATTTGCTGAGTATTTGCTCTAGGATATCTATTTTCCCATGCTATATTACCATTCGCTACATCATATTTGTAAACAGATGTAAACTGGTTAACGCTATTCGCAGTACCATAAGATGTGAATAAAACAATATTACCATCATCAGTATATTTCATTTGACTGAATATACCTTGTGATGCTGGTTGAGGATCTGAAAATACTTTTGTCGTTACTTTTGTATTTGAGTTAAAATTGGTAAGATATGCTTTAAACAGATTAGCGTTAGCATTTGATCTTTCATTGATAACACCTGCTATCCAATAATCAGAAACAGAATTTGCCAATATTGACCATGCTCTTCTATAGTTTACAGAATTACCTGTAGGACCAAAGACATTAGCAGAATCATCGTAATAATCTTGTACATTTAAATCAATGCTTGTTATCAATGTACCTGCTGAACTATTACCTCCTAATCCGAATGGAATATCAAAATGCGGAGCAGCAAAAACCTTATTGTCAGCAATAGTTATAGGACCATCCTGCATGAAAGTTTTAGGACTTACAACATTTGTTTCTTGTGTTATTATAGGTAATCCAGTTGCTTGGTTAGTTTTTATAACATATATTTTGTTTGTAGTGCTAGAATTATAAGATGTTGATATTATCTGATTGTTATCCGTTATAACTAAGTTTTGAATAAGATAATCAGCATCATTTAACTGTAAGATCCAATATTTGACTGGAGCACCAACATTTAATGCTTTAACTATCGCTAAAGATCCAGAAGTTCCTATTACAGGCATTAAGTATATCCTATCTGAATACCTAAAACAGTATATGTATTAGCGGCAGTTTTTATAATCTCAAAATCATAAACATCTATACCATTTACTGTACCTATGCTAGGTGGTCCTACATTACTTACCCATTTTGGTGTAATGTTAGAACCATCTATCTGGTATACATTGGCATAATATCCTACGTTACCGTTTGTGTTTATAAATCGTAGAGTGATACTTTGATTACTTGACATAACACTGTTTAATGCTTCGGTAGCATTGCCGCGTATGTTTAATGTAAAGTTTGCGCTAGCATTGCTAGTATTAAACAATATGGCTTGATTTAATACATCAAAGTTTATAGTTCCAGTAGCAGCAGTAGTATTAGCAGTGATTTTTTCTAATGCTTGTTGTATCTTTGTTGTACCAGTAGATATTAGGTTTCCTGTAAAGTTACCTATATTACCATTTAATACTGTGTTGACAGTCACATTACCAAAAATACCATTACCAGCATTAATATTACCAACAATATTAGCACTGTTACCGATAACAATGTTTGCTGATAGATTTCCTACTATATTGGCATCACCAGGAGCATTAAAAACATTGCTCGCTGTATCTAAACTAAAACCAGTCGCTGCCTTAAAGTTACCAGTTCCATCACTTAACTGTATTTGATTATTAGAACCAGCACTAGTACCATTACCTGTGATATTTGCTGTACCTGGTACAAATGTTAGATTGCCACTTCCATCAGTTTGTAAAAAGTAACCATTAGTACCACCAACTATTTTTAGATTTGCTATATTTCCTAAACTTAGGTTACCGGCAGTAAATGTTGCTGTTGGTATACCATCTAAAAATCCACCAGCATTATATTGAATCTCACCTACATTACCGCCAGGTGTAGTACCTCCAGCAGCATAAATGTTTAATGATATTGGATCAGTCGTTACAGTTACACCGGGATCTTGTTGTAAAACAGTCAGTGTAATCGGTTCAACGACAATATTTGCGTTGATTTCTGACATGTTATTGGTACCTTACTATGAAACCTATAGGTTCTTTGTTTATATTATCTAATGAACTATTGGCTGTGCTTTCTCTTGTTACTGTCAATGTAACAATGACTAATGTACTATTAGCAGTTGTATTTGCTAAGTTGATATTAGGTGTATTATTACCGCTGTTCGTTATATTGTTGCCTATATATAGATATCCAGTACCAGCATCAATATTGCTCCAATCTGCTAATAATGTGTAAGCATTAGCATTTGGTTGTGGACTATTTAATGTTATATTGCCAAGATCAACACTATCTGGTGTTGGATATGTCACCGTATCAACTGTATAAAACTTTGCTGATGTATCTAATATCCAAGCATTAGGAACATTAGCATTAGCAGCATTACCAGTGCTGTCAACAAAATTAAGTGGTAATGTATATGCTTCACCTGTATAGATTTCTAGCACCTGCATCTCGGTGCCTGCTATAGTCATTGTCTTCGCGCCGTTTAATAGTAAACTCATGATCTTTGATTCCTATATAATATTTATTCAATAATACAAATTATTGATTCCTGAAAAATGCCCTTGCTCTTGCTGGTATGTATAAATCAGTTCCACTGTTTGGATTTCTGACTGCTACGAATACACCAGTTATATCAATATTTCCACTAGGTGGTGTTGGTTGACTTTCTGGTACATAACATATCGTCTCAAAATGCGGTACATTTGCGGACAATGTCACATTTTTCACGCTGCTATAATCAACGAATGATTGATATGTAGTTGTATTTGTATAAACATAATCTGCGCCACCTATGATCTGTATAGTCTGTGATGTTGGACTGATCATCTCTACAGTGGCAATGAATGCTGGTAAACTATCGGCGGATACAGCACTGCTGATCACACGTATCCAACCATAAACACCATCGCTTGTGAAAACATTACTAGTATCAAATATTCCTATCTCTTGTAATGCTGCGTTTGCTGGACTGAATATTGCGGTGCTATTCGCGTTAAATCCATTTGTAGTGCTTGAAGTGTTGTAATACCATGGATTGTAATCATTTGGTAAACTTGGACTCCAAGTATTGCTAGTGATACCACCAGTATTTGGATTGACTTCATATTGTCTACCACCAACGATATTATAAGTATTGCTTGATAATCTGCTTGTGCTAGTCCATACGTTTAATATGCCACCACTACCAACTTGTTGATCTGGACTGAATACGACTACACCGTTACCACCACTTATGTTACCATTGGCTGCTGCTATGACTCTACCCGCATTATCAATAGTAATATTAGCATAAGAATAACTACCAGCAGCACCAGTATTGCTTAAGTTATTGCTTGTGATAGTATAGTTTGCGATATTGTTGCCAGTGATAGTATTATTAGCAATATTATTACCAGTGACCGTATAAGTAGCGATGTTATTTCCGGTAACCGTATTTGGTTGTATCTGATTACCTATGATACCACCATTACCTGTATTTGGATCATATTCTCTGACATTCGCGCCAGCCCAGTTAAATGCTCCTGCTGTAGCATTACTGACCCTACCAGCAAAATCATTTCTTGCTGTAGTACTAAAGTAATAGTTACCAGCAGGTAAATCATTGACATCTATAGCCAATGTAGTATAGACAGCATTCGCGCTATCGCTATTAACATATGGTAATCCACCACCAGTGCTTACTGTACGCAAACGTTCATGTTCTTCTACGTTGCTCGTATTACCATAGTTAAAATCCATATACATCACAGATCCTTCATCAGGTACCCATGATTCTATATTGAAACTTGTCACTAATCCTGTAGCATCGCTATTCAATGCTACGTTTGGTGTTCCAGGTTGACTGATGATGTTTGGATCAGTCAAACCTGTATTGAATGCTGGTATATAATCTTCGATAGCATTGTCATTGTATATCGTACCATTATACTCAAATGCTACTAACTGAGCACCAAGCGTACCGTCACTATATTTTTCTTCTGCTACGTTGCTGACACGGAACAACTTATCAGTCCAACCATATACTGGATGTGTGACACGTATGATGTCACCTGCTAATACTTGTATGCCGCTATAGTCAGTGCGGAACACGATGATCAAATCTTCGCGACTCTGTAATAATCTGCGCACTGCTAAATATTTTGCTTGTACTGCTTCATTGACTACAGGCAACTGTACGTTCAATCTATTGATCGCTTCATTAGGACTCAATAATGTCGCTTGATAATCCTCGAGTTCTAGTACTTGGAAATCAGTCTGATCTTTAATATTCTTGTTTGGATATGCGACTTCTACTTCGTTATAAGTCTCATTTAGATCGACAGGATTGATCGTGATACCACCTACAAGATTACTACTATCAACTAAGAATAGATCACCTAATGTCTCAGCATTTGGAGCAACATCATATGGTTTATTGATGACTACTTTCCATTTACCACTTAGTTCGCTATATTGTAACCAACTATCGCAAGCATCAACTAATACCTGTAAGTTAGTCAAACAATCATTTGCTGTGTCTAATGGTCCATTGATGCGATATCGTGCTTGTGTGGCACTACCACCACCAACTGGTACGTATGTGATATTCTGATCGCTATATGTGTCAAGATCGTCAAGACTATCAGTATCGATACGTGCTAATGGTATCGCAGCACCATAACGTGTATTGAGCATGTAATCTTTTAAACATTCGCCGGGCTTAGTTAAACTATTTGTGATCTTACATGCTATAGCACCAAGATTAGTAGTACCAGCGTCAGTGTTATAGATTACTTTGACGATAGCAAAACATGTATTGGTCATAGTATGATCAGATGTCCAACGTTGTGCTGCTGGTATCTGGCTATCTTGTAATATCGTGATGGCACTTTGACCACCTGTATTCACGCCACTGCTGCTACCATTAGTAAACAAGTAAATGAATAATTTACCATTGACTCTGGTATCGATCTGCGATGTACCTTGATTATTGACAGTCAAACTTGCTACTTGCGCAGTACCACCAGAAAAGGTTACTAGTTTACCATCATAATAGATATTGCTTGTATCAAAAGTATAAGTGCCACCACCGCCACCTTGATCATCACTATGTTCTGCTAACGCAACAACGTACCACATAGTCTTTTGGTCTGTGCTTAGTTTAGCATCAGTGATAGGTCCGCTGACGAATGCTGATCCATAAACTACAGGTAGTTTATTGTCTGTAGCAGGTGGTAACTGTATACGTGCGCCACCATCTCCACCGGCACTTGCTTTCTTCATAGCACGTTTTGCCATGAGGCGGCTGACACCTATGCTCAATATAGTACCTGCTACGAACTTGACGACTGCGCCAATCGTTATCTTTGCTACTGCTGCTACGATTGCTGATACTATACCCATGTTATGCTCCTGCTACCCATACTTCTTCGATCTTCCTATAACCAAAACGATTAAAGTCAATATCTGGGCTATTGACCATCTTGGTCATGGTATACATCTGTATGCGTTTTTGTTCTTTGAGTTGTTCTGCTAGTTTGTTGTATTCTTTCAACAATCTGTAACCAGCAGTGGTACCACGCGCTTCTGGTTCTACCCAATAAACAAGTTCACGCAATAAAAACTTATCAGGATCCCATATGCTCTGTTCGATGATACCTAAGATCATGCCTACGATCTTGTCATTGATCTCACAGACTAATGCTATGCCGCCACCTATAAGTAAAGCATGATAAAGCGAACTGATATATTCAGCATTATCACAATGTTTGATATCTTCAATAGGCGTCTGTTCCCTGAAATGACGTAGCATCTCAAGTATCTCTGGTTGATCGAATTTATTTGCTAATCTAATGTTCATTAGTTCTGATTTAAACCTCTAGTAGGATCGAATCCTGGTGGGAATCCTCCGCCACCGCCACCGCTACCATATCCTGGTACAGTAGTCTTACCTTTAGGATCTTGTCCGAAATCAAATTGTACTCCAGCGATGCTATAGACTTGATCCATGCTAGCATCGTTGCTATCAAAGTATCGCCAACTTTCCTTGTTTGTCTTTCTTCCTGCGATACGATTTTCAAGCACGATCTTATAACTGCTTGCGTTCAATGATATGGTAAAGGTATCTTCTAATTCTTCGCGATCTTCACTAATGTTGTAACTAGTCACGATACCAGTAAAACGTTGATATGTATTTGTTAGATTCATATTGGCATCATAGAATCCACGCAATATCTCTAGTTCGCTACCGCGTATCTTCTTGTCTAACACGATGAATATGCTGTTGCCACTTACGCCGCTCAATGATATGGTCGTATCACCAGCCGTCACACGTAGATCACGATTCTGCGCACCAACTGCTAACAATCCACCAAGTGGATCATAGACAGTATTTGCTATAGTTTCTTCTTTGTAACTACTACTAAAAGTATAAACATTTGTGTTTGCCGTGTTACCAAATTCATTGTATATGGTAAGTTTGACAAACTCAGCATTCGTTATCTCTGTAGCATTATTACCGACTTCTGGTATGATATCCATTATGCTGTACCTACATACTCATATAGTTCAAACGCATCACTCCATTCTATGTATGCGTTATTGACTGTCGTTGTTCCTGATCTTACATAACCACCTGGTATCAATTTATATGTTGGCATGTTTGGACAGAACATATAGAAATCACAACTGTTACCTACTGTGATATTATCACCTACAACACTAGTTGATATGATGTTTGGTCTGTTAGTTGTGATAGTTACCGTAGCACTTGTACCACGAGTTATGCGTGTTGTACTAGTGAATGGAAATGTATGCGTACCGATCTGTATGAGATCATTTGGTTCAAATAAGACTCTAGTGCTTGCTATAGCAGGAAGATTCTGTAATACTAACTGATTACCAGTAAAACTTTGTACTGTTATACCATTGATCTGACTAGTATTCATAGTTCCTTGATATCTAAATATCCAACTCAAGCAAGCATTGTTGCTGAATGTGATTATTTCTGGAGTCACACGATCTAGTGTATCAATCGCTTCGATCAAACTACGCGCTTCGTTATATCTAAAACTACTTGGCATATCTAACGTGAAGCGCCATGGTTGTCTAGTTGGTGTTAGGCTCACGCGAGGTATCTCGTTGCGTGTGATTTGTATTCCAACGACTTTACGACGATTAATCGTGATGCCGTTACAATTATCTATGATGGTCTGTAATCCTGACATTTTATTTCCTCATCATGCCATGTAAGGCATCTCACGTTGTGCTGTGGCGACTGCTCCCAATAACGTCTTGCGATTCTCTGAGAATAGTTGTGCTACTGATTTAGCATCGACAGCATTGATATTATTGGTGATATAGTTGTTAGTGATAGGTGCGTTGACTTGTCCAGTACCTTCTGCTTGTGTAGCCATACCTAATTTATTATTTGGTATGACAGTTCCTGCTGATTTTGGTACAAAGAGTTCTGGACCTTTCTCACCAACAATGTATGGTTGATTACCTTTTACCGGTCCACCTGCTGCTCTACCAGGAATACTTAATCCTAAAGCACCCATGATTGGTTCAAAAATATATTTGAAAATAAGTGCTTTGGCTATCATTTTAGCAAGATCAGCGATTATGCTTGCCGCAAAATCTTTAAATTTAAATTTACCTGTTTCTATAAAGTTATCAATAGCACTACCTATCTTATTCCATGTCATCATGACAGCATCTTGTGCCATTTTATATGGTTCAAATGCTTGTGATATTTGTTCTAAAGCATTTATGGTTCCGGCAGCATAATCATTTATTCTGTTAGTCTCTATACCTTCTAGTTGCGCTATTCTCGCTAGTTCATTTCTATAACGGGTTTCATTTAAACTTTCTAAAGTATCTAAATCCGCTTTTTCTTGATCTGTAATTCCAGTACCTAATATTGCGCGTTGTTTTGCTAAATTGATGCGTTGCTGTTCAAATTTATATAAAGCATTTTCTAGTTCTAATGCTATCTTATATTGTCTTTGAGTTAACTCACCTCTAAGTTTTTCTTGTAATAAATCATCTTTTAATTTTTGTGATCTTACGTCTTGATTAAATTGTTCTATGGTTGCCTGACGATTTATCTCTTGTGTTATCTGTTTTTGTTGGTCTAATCTTGTTAATTCTTCTTGTTTTAATTGTTTCTGTATACCAAGTTGTTTATCAACTTCAACAAGTTGTTTTTGTAATTCAGCGACAATCTCCTGATTAGTATCCTTACCTTTGCTGAGTTCAATATCAATCTGTTTTTGAATAGCCATTTTTTCATTTGCTGCTGATCTTTCAAGATCGGCAGTACTTTTTATTAGATTGGCTTCACGCTCAGATAAACCTATCGTACTATTGATCAGTCTTTGATATTTGTTTGCTTCATCATTTTTTCTGCGCATCTCTACAGTTTGCGCTTTTAATGATTCTAATGCTTTTTCTTCTGGACTTTGTCCAACAGTTCTTCCACCACCTGTATCTGGTGTTCCTGGTGCTGCTGTATCTCCTTCTAGTCTTTCTTTTTCATCAGCAGCCTCTTCCATCGCTTTACCAAGCGCGATATATGCTCCAGTGGCAGCAACACCTGCTGCTGCTACTAATGCTAATCCTTTACCGGTCAATGCTGTCAAAAATGCTTGTACTGTAGCAACTCTTTTTATAGTTTGACCCATAGTCTGGAATAGACTAATAATTTTAGACATGTTAGCAATAACGCTTGCTGCGAATGCTGCCGCTATCAACGCGCCTAATACTTGTATCGCTTTTCGTGCGTCTTCTGCTGTGAACTCAAACTCTGCTAACTTTTCTAATATTGGTGTGATGACTTGTAATGCTACCAACTGTAACTCACGGAACGCTATGCTTATATTATCCAAAGCATCTGCTGCGAGTTCAAATCGTCTTGCTAATTCTGGATCACTTGCTTTGTTAAGATTTGCTGCGAGTTTATCAAACTCTAATCCAGCAGCACCTTTTCCTAATATTGCCATGGCGATTTGAGTTTTTTCAAATCCATTTTCCATTCCAGCAAGACCTTGTATCACGCGATTAAATAATGCTTCATCGCTTAATGTCTCAAGTTCTTGTTTAGATACACCGAGTTTTGTGAAAGCATCTATGGCTTCTTCGCTACCGCGTTCTACTTGTCCCAATGATCTAGCGAATGCTTGGAATAGTTTTCCAGCATCATCAAACTGTCCGCCACTTATCTCTAATGCTCTACCTAGATTATAAAGATCACCTGTCGCTATACCAGTCGCTTTGCTCAAACTGTCCATATCGGCAGCCATATTGACTGCGCTTATCGCTAATGCTGAGAACGCAGCGATGCCGGCAGCAGCAGTTTTACCGATATTGGTACCAAGATTTTCAATTTCTTCGTTTAGATCGATGATCTTGTCTTGACCATCGACGGTAACTTTGATTTTATAATTGTCTACTGTAGCCATTATATTTTAATCCCTAACTGTTGATAGACATAATCGCGCACTTTTTCTAAGGTAGGTTCTGTCATACCTTTTGGTGCTTGACTACTATATCCTTCTTCAAGACGTTGAGCATATGGATAATTTGCTTGTATCTCATTGTTCTTTAAAACTGTCTTGCGTCTAGCATTACCTGGTTTGTAATTTTTTGGTTTATATTTTGTTTTCCATCTATTAGGGTCACCTACTGGTGTATTGTCTTTAAATGCGTCATAGGCGACGGTACTGATGTTCTTTTCATCAAGAACCTCAAGTACTTTATTCAATCTTCTGACGCAGTTACTTGCCAATTTTAGCCCTCTCGTTTATTGCCATCAATTCTTCAGTAGTATACTTGTATACACCTGGATCATATTTACCTGATTTTTTACTTTGCTCATATCGTTCATATGTAGCAAGAACATCAGCAATCATGAGATCATAGGTCGTGGCATTCTGTTCCACTTGATGTGGTAACATATGATATCTTTCTGCCATGCGACCTATAGTGATCATTCTTGATGTTTCCCAACTTCTTGGGTCGATGTCTTGCTCAGTGACTTTCCCAAGATTTCACCGATCTTGTTAATCGCTGCTGCTGCGATATCGATAGGTAAATCTTCATCATCTGCTAATACTTTTTTACCATCTTTATCCAAGATCATGGCTTTCATCATCTTATCTAGATTAGTAAATTCGTTATTTGAGCGTGCGTTAAAAAATTCAAAATAAGTTGACATACCTACGACATCATAGGTATAAAATGTGATAGGTTCATTGTATCGTTCAACAAGATCCTTATCATCTAAAACTATTTCTATAAGTGTTGGTTTGCTTGCGTATTTCTTAATGTTCATTTGTTAGTCCTTCGTTTGTTATATTAATATTTATTGATTATCTTCATGACTTTCAATCAGTTGATTAATCAATGCTATGCGAAATGCTTGTTTCGCCTTGAGTTGTTTTATAGATGCCATCATATTGTCTAATATAGGCATCATCTTTGCCTCATCTGCTAAGAGGCTGCGTAGTTTATCGTAATCATTGTCGAGCCAGTCGTTGCTCATGATTTGTTCTCCAATATAAAAGGAGAGAGATATCTCTACCTCTCTCCATATTTTTGATATTACAAAATATCAACCATTACCATTGTACATGGTACCGTCGACAGCGAGTGTCATCGGTGTGACCCAAACAGGGGCTTCTGGGCTTACAGTTGGGGCTAGGCTTGTGACGTAGCCGACACCTGAAGTCCAATAAGTTCCGTTTGATTGACCACCATTTACAACGTTAGCGAGGTCATCATTGTTCCATACAACTAGGAACTGTACCTCTACTTTGTTCTGGCTCAAACTTGCCATTCCAAGATTCGCAGCACTGTTGCCTGCGGCAGAACTATTTCCGAAATACTTCTCATCGTCGATGACGACATTAGTAGCGATTTCGTTATCTGCTGGAGTTGGTAGTTTGTTTATATCCACTGAACAGAAATCTGTCCAACTGAACACGCCAGTACTGCTGGTGATTGTGATATCTTGTAGACATCCTACTGATAATGCGTTAGCACCTACGATATTACCAGTCTGAATGTTGCCATTAGCAACATCAGTTGATATGATCAATAGAGGCTGTGTACCAGTCTCATTTACTGTTATGCGTGCCATTGTGTTTCTCCTATAAGTTTGTTGGCATCAATCATTAAAATCCAATCTAGTCATGTTGAATGTATAGGTATGCTTTTCACTACGATTGCCTAATACTTCTGTTTTTGTGAAAGTCACAGTGATGTAACCATCAAAAATAACAGTGTCAGCAGCAAGATCATTTATCGCACCTAATACGACAATACTCTGTGGGTCATCTTGGAATGAGACATACAATATCTCAAACTCATCTGTCACAGTGTAGATTTTTCCGCAGTTCGTGATAGCACCCTGATTCAATTCTCTTGAAACTGGATGACAATCGCGAACATAGACACCAAATGGAACAATATCATCAGTGCTTGGATATGTGCCAGTGACTTCTACGATAGGTGTAAGTTTATTACAGACCTCTCGCATATATTCAATGACAGTCTCCTTCACTAAAAATGGTTGGTGTCCACTTGGCATCAGAAATATCTCCTGTCGTTGTTGAAGTAATCTACGTCTGCTGTCCAGTTCTCTTCTAACTTAGTCGTTGGACCGTTAGGAGCGTCTTGGTTCAGATCATAGAAGTTCATCAACTGTAGTGCCTTTTCCCATTCAGTCATATATCTACGGAGAGCATGATCATAGTTTGCTCTGTCAACATCATTAACGTTTGCTACGTCTGATACAATGCTCTCGTAGAAAATCTTGACTGCCATGAACGTGTCAAGGCGTATCAAAGTCTGATCATTTTTGATGAGCAAACTTGGATTGAATGCTGAGATAAGCGCACCATTAGGTAAGTTAGTGTAATATGTCGCACCTAATACAGTATCACAATACTTTGGCCACCAGCCAAATTCTAGTTGATACAGGATCTCTTGACTACCTACTTTGAAGTAGACATCCCAATTAACATTCATTTGACTTGCGCGCCTTTCTGCCGCAGGATCATAAAATATGATATCTGATACAGTTGCGTTGCTAACTCTTTGATATGGTACTGACATATTATTTGTTCCCTATACTAATTCAAACGATTAGGCTTGAACGATATTGATTGCTCCACCACGACGCTTATCGGCAACACCTGCACCCATATAAGCAAGACCAGTCAACCACATTTGTAGTCCGCCTGGCTTCTCACCCATCTTGATCTGTAGACCTTCTTTGAGGACTGTGAAGATCGCAGTCTCGTGGAAGTATCCACCTACCAATACTGATAATGAAGTTGTGGCTGCTACAGTGCGAGTTGCGCTTGGTAGGAATGTTGTGAAGATCACAGCACATCCGTACACGCTCTCGATGCGACCAGTTGACAACAACTCGTTACCGAGTGCTGACAAGTTTGATCCACCTGATTGAGAAACAGCACCACCAGTCAATTCAGCAAGCATACGATTCAATGAAGAACCTTCTTGTCCTACTGGAGTTGCTGATACTGTTGCTGCGTTACCATTGCTGTCCAATACGATGATTGGAGTGCCTGGTAGACGGGCTACTTTGTAGTTTTGCTTTACGTTACGAACAAGTCCTAGAACACTGTTAGCAGTGAAGCCATCAGTCCAAGTACCTGCTGTATCACCAGCGGCTAATAGTTCCATTGCGCCCAATTGTGTTGGACGTGCGAAACCGTCAGCAGGTGTTGGTGAATAGTTACTGTTGCTTGGTGTGGCTTTGAAATCTAAGAATGCTGCGCAAACGCGGGCATCGACTTTTTCACCATATGATTCACCAAGTTCAGCACCTAGAGTTGCTGCTAGTTCAAATGATGTAGTCCATGCGTAGAATACGTCAAATGCTGTTGCTGCGACTGCTGGAGTTGCTGTGATTGAACCTTGTCCTAGTGAAGGATTCTGTTCAACGGCACCACCTGAAGCAAAACCACCGTCTCCATTAACTGGAGTGTAGTCTTGATATGTGATTGGTGCGAAGTTTGGTACCAAGTATTGATTACCCTGATTTGGGGCAACAACTTGTGTGAACTCTACTAGACCAGTGCTTTCGTGCATGGCACGTAGAGCGAAATTTGCGATAGCAGTTGTGAAACCATCGGCTTCATTGTTGCCACCACCTAATATATAAGCCATGATAATTCTCCTTTAGTTGGCGTTATAATACTTTTCTGGCTTGTGTACTGACAGTCGCACTCACAGTCTGTGCCTTCAATCCTACACCTTTACCTAAGCCCATCTTTGCTGCCCATGCGTTGAAAGCAGCAGGATCTTTGCTATAGTCTGGTATCTGATCTAATGGCGCACCTGCGAACTGATTCTGTCCTGGACGCAATCCAGAACCGCTTGTCTGACTGCCACCTTTCAGTAACTTAGGGTTACCTTTAGCGACTTCATCAATCAAGCCTCTTATTGTTAATGGATTACCGTCCATGCCATAACGTTCCTGACCCTTTGAATTAATGATAGCATATGATCCATCACGCTTAAACTGTAGATTTGACTTTATTTTTTGTAAAGCATAATCCTGAAGGTCAGGATCAAATCTATCGCCCATATTGCGTAATATCTCAGTGTCTAACTCCTTCATACGCAATGCTCTATCTTTTTGAGCGAGATTGCGTTGTAGTTTCATGAACTGTTCGCGTAGATCAGTATTATCATCACCCACATCACGCCCCATGCGTGTATCATCAGCAGGTTCTGATTCCACTGGCTGTACGTTGCCACCGCTACGCTGACTTGAAGTACGTGCCACGTATGCTAATGCTGCTTCTACACTTTCAAAATGTTGACCGCTTGCTTGTGACAATGCGTTCAATATTGAACTTGTAGTGCTTTTGCGTATAGCACCTGGGTTTACTTTTCCATCAACGGCATCATTTGTACCCTGTTCTGCTTCAGGGGCTGTATCGTTGCCAACGAAAGTTTCTTCTGTCATAATTTCCTCTTAGTTATATCGTAACAAACGAAATTACCTTCCAGTATTGATACCAGTTAACTGAGTAGCAATAGCCTGTTGGGTATAGTATGATTGTCCAGTATATGTTACTGGAGTGCCGATGCCTTGATCATCAATATCATAGGCTTCGCCACTATCATATTCTGTATCATCACCATAGACTGCTTGATTTTCACCAAAGTCTTCTGGAGTGACGATCTGACTTCCAAGATCACGGCTCAATACTTGTTCCGCGTCTTGTGTCATCAATTCTTTTACTTGTGGATCTGTGATCGTATCGATATATGCTTGCTCGTATTGAGCAACCTTCTCATCAGGTGCTAACATAGCGATGATCTCTTTGACCACAAGGTTATCAACGATAGCATTACCTTGTACCAATGATTTGGCTTTTTCGATCAATGCTAATCTATAATTTGTATCATGTGCTTCGTAATCTGTGTTATAGATCACTTCTCCTGCCCAACGCATACCCATGAATCTAGCAGCGTAGGTAAAGATCAATTCTTCAGCAACTTCCATCAAGCGGGCTTTGCTCTTTGCGAGTCTATGTAATGTTTTTCGTTCCTCTATGATGGCTACGCCTGACGCGATCTGATTCTTGCTATTACGCAATCCACCAAGACCTGTCAATGCTTCAATATGTTGTAAGATATGATCTTGCTTTGCTATGATCTTATCAACATCACCAGTATCGATAGGTATCGCGCTGACTTGACCTTCGCTTGCTCTGACGATAGCACCAGCATGTACTGGAATGCTCACGCCTTTGTCTGCGCGTATGATAGTGTGTGCGAACTGTATGGCAGTATATGCTTCGCATTCTAGTTTGTATAGTTCGCGTTGTGCGTCTACTGCTGAGTCAATATCGCTCACGCCAACATCGATGCTTCTTGGATCACGGCGACCATAGACTATGAATCCAGGTATAGCCATGCCTGCTGGATAGACACCTTCACCGATAACTTCTACGTCACCTTTAGCGACATTCTTACCTACTTTGTAACTTCTCCAATAACTTGGATATTCTTCTGTACCAAGATGATAGCATTTGATGTAATAATTCTCATGGTCTTCGCTTTCTAATACTTTGACATATTTGACCATTGGCTTGCCGCCGAACTGTTCCCACTCCCAGTCCCAGACATTCAATGGATTCAATGCTACAACATATGGTCTACCTAGATTGCCTTCATCTTCTTTAGGCATATCGACGAACACCCAGCAATGACCATAGATGCTAGTTAGATCACCGACTTGTTCCATGAAACCATTCAGGTTTCTATTGTTGAGGTCTGCGTCTAATAAAAATAGTTCTGCCCATTCTGTGTTCTTTGGATCGATGTATGCGCCAGCAGGCGTAGCGAATCTGATATCGCGCTTGACACCTGGCTCAAACAAAACATCGTTGATAGTGTCAACGATGTAACGGCAGATAGGTTGTGCTACTGTATTTTTTACAAGATCGATGTAAAGATTGCTATCTTCACTTGGTCTTTTCTTACGCACATATGTTTTAAACACATAGCCACCTAGATAGCCATACTGTAGAGCAAGCATCTGTTCAAAGGTAGCGTTATATATTGGATTTTTCTTTATAAGTTCGTGGGCATTCATATATTGTTTCCGATGTTAGTCATTCATATCTTGATATACATAGCCTGCATATCCTTCTGAATAATCTTCATCGGCATATTCATCGTCCATGTAATCTTCACTGACTTGAGTGAATGTATCTGATCTGCGCACAGCATCCATGATCTCGTCATGCTCACCGCATGCCATCTCAATCTGA